CCAACACATTTCGATGTGCACACAGAAAACCAAATTTAGCACAAGTACCATCAGATGAAAGATTTAGAAAATTATTCACAGCCACTCCTACTAAGGTTTTGGTATCTGCCGATCTTAGCGGTATTGAGCTTAGGATGCTCGCCCACTACCTCGCAAGATACGATAAAGGACGTTATTCCAGAATACTTACCACAGGAGATATACACCAGACCAACGCCGATAGAATTGGAATCACTAGACGACAGGTTAAAACTGTCACCTACGCCTTTCTTTACGGAGCCGGCAACATCAAACTAGGAAGAAGTTTTGACAAACAATTATCCGATAATCAAGCGGCCAAGAAGGGAGCCGATATACGTAAGGCTTATGTTGCTGCCATTCCGGGTCTTGCGGAGTTGCTGGCGGCTTGTCAAAAGTGTTCGGAGAGAGGTTATGCAAACGCCATCGACGGTCGTCGTATCAGCGTTGACAAAGGGCATAAGTTTCTCAATTACCTCTTACAGGGATCAGCAGCGACGATCGCCAAAAGATGGATGGTCACCATAAACCAGTGCCTACCACCTGACGGACACCAGTTATCCTTCATACATGATGAGCTTAATTATGAATGTTATCCTCGTGATTGTGAAGAATTAGCTAAATGGCTAGAGCTTGCAGCCAAAATGGCAGGCGAACACTACCGCCTAAGATGTCCTATTGCTGCTGAAGCAAAGATTGGACAAACTTGGGCTGACGTACACTAAAACCACCATGAATTTATTAATAGATGCAGACTTCATAGTATATAAATGCTGTGCAGCC